AGATTATCTAAATATGACATTTCATCTTCAATAGTCATCCTAAATGTTTCAGACGCGTCATTACCTCTTGCGCTTTCTTGTAAAGAAGTAACAACAAATCTTCTAGTAATTGGCGGAAGACCTGGATCAATAGAACCCATAACAATATCTAAATATTCTGAGCCTTGCCAATCGATAGATTGAAATAATCCTGCATCATCAACTAATATTAGATCTCCACTAATACCAAGCGTACGAATATTTTCATAAATATTTAATTCTATAATTGATCTTCTTATTTCAAAAACTTGATCACCTAGCCTTTGTGATGTAATTTTTGCAGATTTAAGATCAATATCAAATGGGCTATTAGATCTAATCATTTTGACAATGACTCTTGGAATGCTCTGTAAATTGTTTGCATAGAATCAGGTTTAATAACTCTGATTTGTTTCAGCTCATTATTTTGTTCTGAATACCAGTCTTCAACAAGAACAGGTTTATAAATTGAAGGAGGATCTTGAAAAGGATCTACATCTTGCCATTCACCGTTTTCATCTACATAATGATGAACAGATAAATATTCTTTTGTTGCTGTAGTAATAATAGCTGATTCTATACCAGTGCCTGTGTCATGGGTTATAACTTCGTTTTTATCAAAATCTGGACTTCCTTTATCAAGTTTAATAACAAGTTGTCCAAGATCTAATTGTCTTTTAATAATTACGCCTGATGCACCTGATGTATTACCATTAACTATATTGCCCACTAAAAGTTTATTAGATATATTATCCTTTGTTGTAACAACAAAGTTAGGATGATTTAATCTAATTCTATCTTCTAAATCACGAGCATTTAATGGCCAACCTCTTTCTCTCAAATTATCATTCATTATATAAAATGTAAAATAAAAATCTGGAGAGCCGTATATTTTTTTAGATACAATGTCTGGTCTATCTCCATCTAAAATTGTGTACTTAGTATAAAATGCAATATCATCTTTAATATTGTCAATAATATCAACATAAGCAGAAATGTTTTGAAATGTAACAGGATATGTTTCATTTCCAAATTTATAATCGATAAGAGGATAATTATAAAAGTACGCCATTAGTATCCCTCTGAAATTTTCGTCTTATCAAGAGTTGTAGCTTCAGTAAACGACATTTGAATATCAATTTGATTAAATCCGCCATCCCTCATAAATGACATATTAGAAGGATTGTACGTTGCTGAAAAGCTAGTAAGATAGCACGGTAAAAACTTTGTGGCAATCTGTTTATTTTTATATCGAACTTGAATGTCAAACTGATTAGGAAACTTATAACCAACAGGAATTCCTTGAAAAGAAATAGTTTCTGGATATAATTCATGTCTAAAAAAAGCAATAATATCAGACATAGCTTTTTGCTCTTGCTGAGATGTTGGAATCATATTAAAGTTAAAAGAAAAATTTCTTAAATTAACAGACTTAAATAAAGATCTTGTATTTGGGTTTGTGGTTACTTGGAACGCACTACGCGCAGCTCCACCGGCAGTGTCGCTAATTGCGCCTGCTGCACCAATTGCGCTGACTCTTGCTAAATCAGAATTAAGTGATCCTTTGAATAAATCAGCAAATCCTGAAACTCCTTCAGTTACTGCTTTGCCTAAAGCTTCAAGAGGTTGTGAGCCGGATTGGAGAGCCTGTGCTCCTGCTGCACCAGTTCTTCCTAAATCAATATTTTCAAATTCAACACCATCTGAAATACTTAAAGCTGCTGGGAGATAAAGCTCTGCAGTAGTACCAACTGTTTTTTGTGTAATAGATTTATCTTCGGAAACACCTATGTCAGTAACACCGCCTGGTCTATCTGCACCACCGGATTGTTCAATAGCGTTTAAGGCTCTTTTACTTGCATCTTCAATATCAGCTTCAATTGCAGGTGGATCAACTCTAACAACAGTAAATCTAATTTTTGCTTTGTAATCATCTTGATTGTCAAGAGGAAAAACAAGTTTTTGTTTATTATCAAAATATCGATTAGATTGATTTGCAGTTAATCCAGTGCCAAGAAATTGCTCAATACCAGCAGTAAAACCTCCAGCTTTATCATTAATAAAGTCTTGGACATTACCAGCAATACGATCACCGATATTAGAAAGATTGAGATCTGCCATAAGTTTTCCAATAAATAAAGAAAAGTAAAAATTATTCTTTGTTATTTATATGGCATATAGCGGCAAATACATCATCAAAAATAAATCTAAGTATAGAGGAGATATCACTAATGTGGTATATAGATCGTTATGGGAGAAAGCAGTATTTAACTGGTGCGACCACAATCCCAACATCTTATACTGGCAATCGGAAGAAACAGTCGTCCCGTATTATTACGAAGTTGATAAAAAATATCACAGATACTTTATCGACCTCAAAATAAAATATAAAGACGGCAAAGTCATTTTAGTAGAAATAAAACCAAAAGGACAAACCGAGCCTCCAACCGGATCGCGACGAACTAAAAAGTTTATCAGCGAGGCTATGACCTATGTGAAAAATATGAATAAGTGGGAGGCCGCTGATAGCTTTGCAAAAGATAGGGGTTGGTCTTTTCAAATATGGACCGAAGATACATTGCACGAACTAGGGATTATGAAGAAAAAGAGACTTGGTAAGAAACGCATAAAGCCGCTTAAGAAGTTATAAATAGTGATATGAGTAATTTATTTCAAACACTAGAGCTTGAAGCTTTCCGTAAAGGAATCACTCCTCGCACAAGAGAATCAATGACTTGGTTCCGGCAGCGTGCACATCGTATTAGGAGAGTGAATAGACGTGAACTTATGAAAGAAGAACCTATCGATATGAGAAGTACATATCGGCCAGGACAAATGTTTATGTTTTTTTATGATCCAAAGTTTAAGAAACAACTTCCTTATTACGATAAGTTTCCATTAGTAATTATGATTGATAAAGCTAAAGGTGGATTTCTTGGATTAAATCTACATTACTTATCACCTATTCATAGAGCTAAGTTTTTAGATGCTCTTATTGATAACACCAACAATAAAAAGTTTGATGAAACAACTCGTTTTAGAATTTCTTATAACATGCTTAAAGGCGCTGCAAAATACAAATATTTTAGACCGGCGATTAAGCACTACTTATTAGAAAATGTACAATCAAGATTTGCGCACGTTCCAGCTTTCGAATGGGAAATTGCAACGTTTCTTCCAATGGCTGATTGGCAAAAAGCAAAACCTTCCGCCGTTTATAAAGATTCTAAAAGGAAGTATTAATGGCCTACTCAGTAGATACGTTTAAGTCAGAGATTCGTCAAGGCATTGCAATGAACAACGTTTGGCGTGTTCTTTTGCCTTCTCTCCCAGGATCAAGCGGTAGACAATTAAACATATTGTGTAAAGCTGCTAACATGCCAGGTAGACAAATACTTACTGCAGATCGTCAATATGGAATGAAAATGCAAAAGGTTGCATACGGATATGCTGTAGATGACGTAACACTAACATTTCATTTACTTAACGATTATGGAGTAAAAAATTATTTTGATAATTGGATGAACATGACAGTTAATCAAGATAATCAAGAAGCAGCATACAAAAAAGAATATTCATTTGATGTTATAGTCCAACAACTAAGAAAAGATGCTATTTTAGATTTAGGGTTTAGTTTTAGTTTTGGGCCGATTGACATTAGAGGCGATATAATTACACCAGACCAGATATCATATACCTGTGTTTTGGAAGATGCTTTTCCTACTACAATGAACGCTCAAGAATTTACAAACGATCAGGGTGGGCAAAGCGAACTGAGTGTGCAATTATCATACTCAAATTGGAAGTCAAGATCTGGAGGACCTTTAGGATTCTTGGCTAATCTTGTTAGATAAAGTGGAGTAAATCATGGCACTGCCTAAAATTAATGCGGCACCGAAATATACGATGACAATTCCTAGTACTGGAAAAGAAGTCGGCTATAGACCATTTTTGGTCAAAGAAGAAAAAATTCTAATGATGGCTATGGAGACTGGAGATCAGTCTACAACTCTTAATGCTATCATTGATACTTTATCATCATGCGTAGATTCAAAGATAGATCCTTCTACTTTGGCTGCATATGATGTTGAGTATATGTTCCTTCAACTTAGAGCAAAAAGCGTAGGTGAAACAAGTACTATTACGTATCCTTGTTCAAATTGTAATGAAGGAAATAAAGTTAAAATAAAACTTGATGAAATCAAAGCAGAAAGAAGTGCAGAAGTCGGTAACATTGTAGAACTTACGCCTGACATTTCTTTGAAAATGAAATATCCATCCTTTGGTGATTTACAAAAGGCAGGCATTGATCCAGAAAAAATGAATGATATTGACACTATTTTTAGGATCTTAACAAAGTGTATTGATGGTGTTATTCAAGGAGATGAATTTCATTCTGCTAATGATGAATCAGAAGAAGAATTACAAGAGTTTTTAGAATCTCTTAACAGTGAACAGTTTGGGAAAGTAAAAGATTACGTTGAGGCTATTCCTCAACTTAAAAAGGAAATTGAATTTACGTGTGAACATTGTGGTACTGAAAACAAACATGAGATTACGGGCATAGCAAATTTTTTCTAATATCCCTCTCTCATGATTCGTTAGTAAATCATTACAAAACGAATTTTCACTTGATGCAACACCACAATTATAGTCTTGGTGATTTAGAATCGATGATACCTTGGGAGAGGGAGTTATACGTCACCATGTTACATGAGCACTTAAAAGAAGAAAGAGCTCGTTACGAGCAGGCAAAGAGGGGCAGATAGTATGCCAAATCCAAACGCAGGCGTTTTTCAAAAAATACGAGAAGAACTCGTAACAGCAAATGAGCATGCAGTTGCTACTAAAGAAGAAGTAGTATCGCTCAATAGCACGTTTGAAAAAATGTTAGAAATGGACAAGCAAGCAAAGCTTGACCAACTCGAAGCTATGCGTGAAAGTACAAGTGCTGCTAGTGGTGCTGGCCTTACTCAAGTTGGTAATGATTTTGGCAATCAAGTAAAAGAAAAATCAGGTGGATTTTTAGGAAAGCTTTTAGGCGGTGGATTAATGGTTGCCGCTGCAGCAGGCCTTGCTGCAATTGTTGCAGGCATTATGGCATTTATGAATTTAGATGTTGATGGTGTTGTTGGTAATGTAAAAAAGTTATTCAGCATTAATACATTGGTTGATGGAGTAAAAGGCGCCTTTATTGAAGGAGGAACCTTTTTACTTGTAATGACTGGCCTTGGTCTAGGTCTTGCAGTATTTGGTGCTGGTTCAGCTATTGCTGGATTGGCTGGCGCACTAAATAACTTTTTAGATCCTAATTGGGCTCAAGGTATTATTGATAATGTTACAGTATTATTAAGTCTTAAAGATCAACTTGGTGGAAACATTCTTGAAATATTAGGCAAGGCTGGTGTATTCCTTGCTGTAATGACAGGAGTTGGTTTAGGTCTTGCAATATTTGGCGTTGGTTCAGCTGTTGCTGGCATAGGGGCCGCGCTGAATAACTTCATGAATCCAAGCTGGGCTCAAAACATTGTTGATAATGTAGTAACTCTTTTATCAATTAAAGACGAACTTGGCGGAGCTCTGGAAGCTCTAGGTAAATCCGGGGTATTCCTTGGTGTTATGACTGGAGTTGCTTTAGGTTTAGCTGTGTTTGGTGCCGGGGCAGCTGTTGGTGGTCTTTCTGACGCACTGACTAGTTTCATGAATCCAGATTGGGCTCAAAGCATTGTTGATAATGTAGTAACTCTCTTGTCAATTAAAGATTTACTTGGCGGCAATGCAGTGGAAGCTTTAGGTGAAGCTGGTACTTTCTTCGGAATTATGACAGGCGTAAGTGCAGGTTTAGCAGTGTTTGCTGTTGGTCAAGCTGCTGCCGGAATTGCAGACTTTTTCTTTGGTGGCACTGTAGATAAAATAGTTGATAATGTTAAAAAGCTTATTGGCATTAAAGATTTACTAGGAGAAAATCCAGTACAAGCCGCCAGCGATTTCAAAGAAGCTATGGGTTATATGGGCGGAGGATTATCAGACTTTGCTGCAAGTCAAGCTAATGCAGGTTGGTCGGCTCTTAAAGATAGTATTATGGGATTCTTTGGAGGAGGATCTGATGGTCCAATGGATGCGCTATTAAGGATCGGTTCTAAGCATGATGACTTGTTTAATGCAGGTATTGCTTTAGAAATGCTTGGC